GTAACATTTAGGAACATAGATATTAAGTTTTTGTGCATCTGGTAATCCAAGTTCTTCTGCAAGTAAAGCAATATCCTGTTTTGTAAATTCTGGCATCGGGTTAACAAGTATGTTCCCTGCCAGAACCGGAACAACTATACCCATCTTAGATCCATCATTCATGAAGGCTGAATCATGAGTGTCAGGAACCCACCCGCCTTTTCTGCGGATGGGTCTGACAACATACTTCTTCATTCTTAGGTTTCTCACTTTTAAAGAGAACCCTTTTTCGTTTTCTTTTTCAAGAACATCGGTAGCAGCACCTGCATTTCCCGGGTTAATCTGTGCATCCGGTTTAATCTCAGGTTTCTTTGTTGCCTTTGTTCCTTTGCTTACTTTTGCTGTCATGCTTTTAATCTCCTTTTACAAAAGTTTAATAATTACGCAAGAACACTCGGCTTGATTGTAGCGCACCTGGTTGGATCCTGAACCATACATCCACCAACAAAAGCACGGTGAATTGTGTATCCATCTTCAGGTGAACTCATAAACCTTGTTTCTTTCTGTGCCTGGAAAGGATCTCTCATCCCCGGCTGATATCCCATGAAGTCTTCCATTCCTTTATTGTAGACCAGACGGATATTGTCTTCTCCACCTGAACGACCTACGTTAAGGATCTGGTAAACATAACTCTGGGCAACACCTTTTCCACTTGGATGCATGATCTTGTTACGCTCCCTGTCATCAAAAGCAGGATCGACCATCACACCAAGTTTCGTTCCATCAGGACCCCAGTATTCAACGAAGTTCTCATGATAACCCCATCCGTTTCCTGTCTTATAAATAGGACTTTCGGTATTCAGAGGTTGATAGAGTGTTGAGTAATTCTTGATTGCCTTATGGAAGTTGTATGCTCCCCACTTACCTGTACGCATCAAAACCTGACGGGTTTGACCATAACCACCCTGGGTATCATCGGTAAGATCCATGATAGCTTCGGTAAGCCATTCGATATCTACATCAAAATCATTGTAGAAAAGAACGTTCGAAGCTTCGATTTGCTGTTCAAGACCAGCTCCCTGTTCGATCTTGAATCCACTGTAACCGATCTGTTTGAAGGTACCATCGTCTGCACGGTTGGTAGTTGCGAAGTTCAGAAGCTTATCCTTCATATCCTGGAACTGTGTTTCAAATTCCCAGTCGGCATATTGGGTCCAGGTCGTCATGATCTTTTCTTTTCCGGAAGTGTCAACAGCTTTCCATGAGAAAGCTACCGGCCGTGAGATCATATTACCTGGCCTTGTGTCCTGCATCCTTATCATCGAGAAAGTGTTCTTCATCGAGAAAGGACTGGTATATGAAGGAGTTCCACCTTTTATTGAGAGTGTTTTCTCAACAATGGACCATTCTTTTGAGAATCTTTTTCCTGCCTGAAGTTCATCATAAGGAATGTAAAGATCCGGATCGCCGGTGAAAAGTTCGCATTCATAATCCCACAATGTTCCGTTAGGAACGGGTAGTCCTACAATCCTGATCGGATATACAGAATTCTTTTCACCAACGATCAGGTTAGTGTCTGAGAAATACTGTTCCGGGAAGGTAAGTGTAAAACGTGCGCCTGACCGTCCAACCTGTGAAGTTGTACTTATTGCGCTTCCGTTTACGAGACACTGAACCAAGGGAATATTTTTCTTGGAAGAACCCTGCAGTCTCCAACGGAAATCATCATCGGTCTCAAGGTAGAGAGGTGTGAATTTCTGAAGGAAAATTCCAAAGTTCGTACCACGGTTTGCCCTGTAAAGCAGATTTATCATCTGGCTTGTGTCCTGTGGTTTCAGCTGATAGATAGCACCCAGGTGGTTTTTGGTTGTTAAACCGGACCAGTCCTTGGGTTCGTACTCCTGAAGTGGTGATACTCGTTGCATTGTTTATAAAATTTAGAACGGTTGATACTATTGATATTGAGGAAAAACAAATTCAGTCTTATTCTTATCGACCTCTTCTTTATTTACCTCTGATGCAGGTTTGCCTGTGGTTCTCTTTTCAGTCTTATCAAGAACTTCTGCAAGTTTTCTTGTTGCTGAAGTCTCGACTTTCTTTGTGAAAACATCAAAGGCACCCTTCTTAGGTTTCTCATCAAAAAAGCCATTTTTAATAAGATAGTTTAATCTGAGTTCATAGGCTATAGGATTTTTTGCTCTCAATGCCATTGCTTCGCTCATCGGGATCTTCTTACCTTCCTTATTAACAAAATTAACAGGTGTGGTCATCATCTTAACAAGATCTTTCTTCTCTGCCTCAGTGATTTCAATACCAGAGAATATTTCCTTGGTTTCACTTATTGTTTTTTGAATGGCAGCTTTAACCTGATCATTTTTTGTTTCCCGTTCTTTCTTCGCATCATCAGCATTTTTCTTGAGCTGTTTTCTTTCCTTCTCGATAGTTGTCTGGATCTCACCTAATCCATCAGTAGCTTCGCCAAGAAGAATTTCTTTTTCTTTAGCAAGAGCAACCATCTTTTTGATTTTTTCGTCTGAGAATCCTTTTAATGCAAGAAGATCAAAATAGACCTGTTCCTGCAGTTCGACATTGTCTTCAAGTTTCTTGGTACTGATATTCGCGTACCTTTCTTCGAGAGTATAGTTGTCAGCCAGATCTTCAAATGGAATCCCTGATTCAAGAGATTCTACAAACGATCTGGCCTTTTCACCAAGAGTCGTTTTGTAATCTTCAATCCCTTCTTTAATGGATTCGTCAATTTGCCCCTGTATATGTTCATTGATCTTTAAGATCGCTTCCGGGGGTTTAAGACCATCAAGGCTTTTTAAGTCAAAGTTTGGAAGCACACCATGTTCCTGAAGAGCCGCAGCATGGAGATAGACAGGAGATTCGTTCCCTTCATTCGGCGTGCCTCCGCCCTTTTTGTCTTTCTCTTTTTTTGATTTTCCTGCTTGGCCTTTATCATCGTCTTCTCCGAGTTCTTCTTCATCGCCCGGTTGTCTGTCCACTATTAAAGTGTTGTCTGTTTTCCTACCCGGTGGATCTGTTTTTTCTCCGGGCTTTTTACCTTTTCCCGGTTCTCCACTTCCGGGACTTCCTTTTTCTTTGCCTTCTCCTTCACCAAGTTCTTCTTCAAGAGCTTCAGTTTCAGGGATATCGACATCGATCAAGGAACTTTCAAGATCACCAATGTTCATGTTCTCGAAAAGGTTGTCATTGTCGTTTTGCTGCTTTCCCATTTAAATTTCTCCTTTTAAATTAATACAAGTTTAATTATTACATATACCAAAGACAAGAGTATCACCAATACCGAGTCTTTTTTAAATTTCCCACATATAGATAAAATATAAAAAAAAAATTTATAAATTATTTTTTTATAGTTGCTGATTTCTGAGGTTTTGGCCGGTTTCTTGCAATTTTCTCTGTACTTGCAATCTTCATCTTCATCAATTCACGTTGTTCTTTTAAGTTATCATAGAACTGTTTTGACTTTTCTTTCATCTCATTCTTTCTCTGATCGAGTTGCATCCTGAGTTTTTCAAGTTCCTGTTTTCTCTTTCCAACCTCATCATCTGTCATTTTACCAAGACCTTTCTCCTGATCGAGTTTTGCATAACCAAGTTCAATATCAAGTTCTTTAGAATATATGTCTGCATTGATCCTGTTGTTCTCGATCCTCTCTGTCTGTTCCATCTTCATGAGTTCAATCTCACTCATTGCATTCTGTATATTCTCTTGACTTGCAAGTTGTTCTTTCCTGGCATCATCTTCTCTCTGGTTCTTCTGATCTTCACTGTCTTCAAGTTTCCGGATCATACTTGCTATACTGGTATCACGGTAAATTGTAAACAGATCCTTAATTGTTGCCTTATCATTCTGGACGAATGATAGAGAAAGGTTCTTGATTGTCTGAAGAAGTTCCGCATCATTCTGGCCATCTGATATATAATAACCATATTCTGTTTCTGCCAGTTTTCTGCCATCAACAGAAAAGAGATGAGTGATCATACCATCATCAACATACTGAAGTTTCTTGGCATTTTCCCCGGTAGCATTCTTCCAGGCATATTTGGCTGTCTCAAGAAGAAGTTCCATAACACGAAGTTTTGTGTTATCATGTACCCGAAACCATTCTTCAGTAATATGACTTGACTGTGTAACTGATCTCTCGACACCACCATATGTTTCCCGGTTGTCAATCTGTCCTTCACGTTGTGGAGTTATCCCGGCTACTTCACCAAGTTCATTTTTCACATATCTCGCAAGTTCAAGGTTGGCCCGGATCACATCAGCTGAATTAAGATTAAGAACATCAGATCCACGTTGTTTAAGAGTCGATATAAGTTTACCCTGGGCAAGACCTTTCTTTCCTTCTTTAAATGAATCCTTGATCATGTAACCATTTGCTTCTGCAAACATCATGACAAGTTCTTCATCCCATCCATCAGGAATCTCTGCCAGGTCCAGTTCAGCAATAACACCTTTATTACGTGCACTTGCCAGTTCCGTTCTACGCATGTATACATTATAAAGATATTTATATGGTTTAACCCGGTCCATCAACGATACACTTGTTCCTCCACCAATAGAATAAATTGTTCCGCAATAAGGGGGAAGACAGATTGAAGGATTGGAAAACTTACTACCTACCCTTGGAAGAGGTTCGATTCTCTTGTACATGTAAGTTCCAATCTTATGACCTTGCCACCATTCATTGATCCATCGCCAGTCGATCTTCCATCCAAGATTTTTAAACTGATCTATCGGGAAATTTTCATCAACCATTGTCTCCTGTTCATTCCCTTCAGTATCATAATAAGTAAGCCGGCCAACTTTCCTTCTACTTCTCCAAACAGTTTTTGATACGAAGATATTTCCTTCCATATCAAACTGACCACCAAATGCAGCATGTGCCGGACCATCAACAGTTATCAATTGTGAAGTACTATTGACGACAGTATCAGATTGACGATCTATAGGACCGGTAAGAACTATATTCCCTGCAAAACGATTTTCCCGGGCTCCATTCTCAAGAGAATCAATCTCATCAGCTGTGAGAACATCCCAATAATCATCAATGACTTTTCCAACAGGGACATATCCGGCTTCGACAATTATCTCAGCATCTTCAATCTTATAACTTTCACCACTTCCAAATGTAGTAATATTGAGGACATTTTTCTTTGATGCGATTGGTTCTCCATGGTTTATCTCAACTCCATAAATCTCTTCGGCTCCAATCAGAACATCATAAAATGCATCGGAAAATATATTTTTCAATCGTTGAGTATACCAGAAATAATCCAAGATCCTTTGTCCCATTACTTCACCATAATCCTGATACTCATATTTATGATAATGTTCCAGTTGTTTTAATCGCCTGGCTGCTATTTCCTCACTATAATTTGAGTTGGTAACTTCCTCAAATATAGTAGATTCCAGTTGTTGTTGCATCAGGAATTCCTTCTGACTTATGACATCAGGACTTACACTTCGTAATCGCCAGTCAAAACGTCTTCGCGATTCTTCTCCTTTGAGTACCCCGAACTTCGATACTTCTATAGGATAATTCTGGATCTTGGCAGGAAAAGACACACCGCGGATTCCCATTGGGTTAAATGCCTTTTCTATATCAGTCTCATCAAGAATTCCATTGATAAGATCATAGTTCAATTGCTTTGCTGTTCGTGTCTTACGAATCTTACTTGTATCACCATATGATATTGTAAGTGCAGCTTCTATACAATCCTGGCCCCACTGTTCTGTCTTATCTCTGAGCAGTTTTTTTTGTGAGGGAAATTGATAAATCGTCATAGCCATGGCAGTATGGATTAATGTTTATTTCGGTTTTCTATTAAGAGTCTTTTATTGATATTGAGGAATGGATCATTCTTTTCACGAAGTTTTTCCTGAAACATTTCCATTCTTTTAAAGAAGGGACTTAACGCATCTTGAGGTTTATGATCCATATCTTCTGCATGAATATTCTGCATATCTTCTTTAAGGATCAGGAGCATCTGTAAAGCATCCACCCTATCAAAGTTACCTTTTGAATGCCAATAAATTAGTTCCTGTAATAAAGGAATTGAACGAATTCTATGGAGATTTAATATCTCACTACCCGGTTCGATAGGTGTTGTAAGCCAGATAAGTATAAGTTCCCTTCCCCATTTTTGTATTGGAGCGGTTCCCGGAGTCCCTTTTCCTCGATTAAGTAATGACTTATCAAAGATCTTATCTACAACAATCTTAGGTGTATCACACAGTAGATGAGCCGAGTGCCGGTTATTAAGATATGTAAATAATCCTTTCCAGTTATTTTCATAATTACATGTTGCCCGGTAATATATAAGAAGACGGCGAACAGTCTCATAATATTCATTGGCAGTCCCGGGTCGGCCGGTGTATTCTGCAACGATACGTTCCGTCAACCGATTCATAATAAATGTACTTCCAAGAGAATCAGTTGTACTCTCATCATGATCATAAGTATCATTACCTGCTATATAAATTCCCCAGGGAACTACACCATCTATTTCTACAGGATGTTCATAAATGATAATTGCACCTTCAAGATTACGTTTATCGAGTTCAGGAAATTTACGGATTGGATGAAGGGTATCATCTGGTTTCCATTTAATCTTTTGTGATTCTTCATCAATATCGAGATAACCGACATATTCAGTTTGTTCAAACCGATCCGGATTGGCCCGTATATAATTGAGATGTTGTTTAAGATCCTGGACAGGAAAGATAGTACCACCAATTCGCATAACAGCTTCTTGTGGACAACGTGGTTCTTCAGCAATAAATCGGATAATCGTCTCAGGATTCTTTGTTGACTTGATAACTTTATCCCGGGAATGATCGGTAAGTTTTCTGGCAATATCGAGTAATGAATTACCATATTTGTCCATTGCCCCTTCAAGATTCTGTTCTACAGATACGAAGTGTCCACAAAGATTATTTGCTGCTCCTTCATCCCAGATATTAGGAACCAGGTGAATATTGTGAGCTCCACCTTCATAATAGAGTTGTTCAAGACCCATAAAATCTTCATCCTCAGTTCCACCGGTACCAAATGCAACCTGCAGACCAAAAGTAAGACGACCTTGCTGCATACTTTTCAATGAGACGTTCCATGCTTTCAAAAGATTTGGGTTCTTCCCGGACTCTTCATATAGAATTAGTTTTCCTCTTTTCCCTCTTGCTTTGTTCCAGTTGTTCTTCAGTGAGATACCCATTATCTCACTTTTAAAACCCTTTTCAATTTTTAATCCTCCATCTGTAACAATGTAAGAAGCTCTCTTGTACATTGTCGAATCATGTTTCTGTCGGCGCTTTCCCCAGGGAGTATGTTGTTCAATATGATCCATCATTTCCCAACACTTGGACAAAAGACCATCATCAATCAAATAGGCCTTATCATCAGCAAATACAAAACTCTTGGATCCGGGAATAAGATAATAGTTCCTATTACACATGGATCCACCCTTGAATGAATAACCACGACCACGGGTTTTTACTACAACTCCATGTTCACCTGCTGTTTCTGCATCATCAAGATACCAGTAATATTGATAGTCACCATCCCAAAAATCAGGAAGTTTAAACTCGCGATCGGCTTGCGCTTGCTTATATAACCTGGCAACTTCATCTTCATTAGGGATTGCAATCTTTTCCTGTTCAACTGCAATATAAATAGGACTATAGTTCAGATACCAATAAAAATAGCCGGGGATTCTATCCCGGCCTATATTATGACCATAAATTGATCTTCGCGCTTCTTCTTCCCAAAACTTATAATATCTGGATGATGGATGATCATTTGGTGGATAATTTGTATATCGTCCAAACTCTTTAAATGCAAGAGCACTTGCACACCATTCTTCCGTATTATAGTGTGGAGTATTTTTAAAGTACCCGGTTTCTATAATTGTTTTGATGTCATCCATGTCGCTTTCTCCGGATCTTCAAATAGTCCAACCTTACCACCACCACGTATTGCCATATTGTCTTCCTCACCATAAACCTTCTTTTCCCACTTCTCAAGTTTCTCGATAATATCTTCTACATCTTTAAGAGCATTTGTAACTTTCTTAGGATCATATTCTGTTACATTCATTGAACTACTCTTGAATCTTAATTCATCATAAAATTTCATTAGTGAATCAGCTGTCTCCCGAACACTCTTCAGATATCGCATTGATGATGTCTCCTGCAGTCTGGAATATTTTAGAATAGCATCTTCAATCAATTGATCAGGAATATACATTTCATCATCCATGATCTCCTTGGCCACTATCCGTCTTTTCTCAATACCATAGATATTGTACTCACTCTTGTAGTCCGCTACAAAATAAATATAGGCGAACTCTTTAGTCGCCTTTACTTTTGTCTTGGAAACATCATTTTCCCAGATTCTTTTGAACTCTGGAATGAGTAACATTTTTGGTTCTATTGTTACCTTGTTTTGGTTCAGGATAAACATCTTCTATGATTTTTTTACTTTTATCGAGAAAGAATTTTTTCTTACCAGTCTTTACTTTAAATACTCCCAGATAGGGCAACCGAATATACGGGAAAAAATTATTATAAGAATCAACTTTCTTCATGGTTTGTTTTACCATTTCAAACTGACTCGTTATAATCATTTTGACAGTATTTTTATGAATACCGTACTTGTGAGCAATCTTCTCACAAAGAGTCTCAATCTGTTTTGACTGAATGTCCATTTAACTTAAAAGTAAAAGTAAGACTTCTGTCATCAGCAAAAATTACAAATGCCTGTCTAATTGTTTTCCCCTGCAGGATCTTAAGAGTTCTGAGTTGCGATAAATATATATTGAGATGATGTTCTTTCATGTCCAGGTTATCACAAATCATTTCTTTTACTTCTTTTGAGAAAACACGACCGGGACGATCTTTTTCAGGAACTTCTTTATATTGATCATTAAAGTAAAGAAGCTGTGCAAGAACACGCATTGGTTTATCGCTGAGAGTAGCCTTCCTGTTTCCGGTTATTCTTTTCAATATAGAATCGATAACCGGTTTCTTAAGGATAAGATATTCAAGAAAAAACTTTTCCTTAGTTGTTGTGATTTCTATGGACTCTGTAGGCATATTTGAATTTTATAAATATGAATTTTATAAAGCCCCCCTTTATGTACGAAAGCCAGGAAGGGAACTTCCCCCCTGGCTTAAGCTTTTTAAGACGATGACTTAAAAATACTCCATACTGCAATCGAGTTACCAGTCAAAGATAAATCGATTAATTATAAAATCCAAATTTATATTTTTCAGATTTATAAATTCCTATTTGATAAGATCAGCTGCAGGAACAGTTGAAAAGATATCGTGATCATGAATAATCCAGAAGAGTTGTTTATTGATGATCAATGGTTCTCCGGTATTCCCGCGATAAAGAATGTGTTGTCCTATCTTTACTTTCGGAATAAGTAATATTCCGTTACCAAGATCCCGGCCAGGACCTACATCCATTACAATGCCTTGATGTGGATGTTCATCCCATTTAGAAAGTAACTTCTTCTCTGCTTCACTGAATAAGGCATATTCTTCAAGTCTGGCCTTCTCAATATCAAGAAGGTTTTTTGGTGGTGGTGCATCCGGAATCTTTATCCCACTTTTCTCTGATTGTTTTTGCAACTTGTCTTTGATTGTTAGCCGGCGAATGATAATACAATCGCTGTATGCTACGGTTGGAAACTTTTTCTTTGGTATCATATCTCTCTATTTAAAATGGTAAATCATAATCTTCTGGTACAGGCTGCTGATCATCAATAACATCATCATCATTGATCCCAGGATATAAATCACTGTAGGATTCTTTTTTCGATTTTGTATCTGCATTTATGATATCTGCAGTCTTGTTAATAATGGTCATTTCAATAACATCAAGATTAGTAAAGAACATTTCTTCATCTCCTTTGCCAGTCTTACGACCACTGATGGTAAATTTGCATACTACGAAGTCTCCTTTATTTGCTCCGTCAAGAAACCGCATTACATCATTAATACACTGTAAGCGTATGAATTCAATGAACGTTCCTTTATCTGTCGGATTGGTCTCCTGAAGAATAAATTCCTGTTTCTTGAATTTGTCTGATTTGATCATTGGTGGAAGGATCTTATAGATCTTTCCTTTCTTTACATAAATTTCCATTTTATAAATTTCAGTTTTATAAAATTACAACTTACTTTTTGATTGACCAATTCTTTTTATATAAACTCCATCCTGTGCAGGAATATATCTGAACGGATCAATAACGATACTTCCAGAAGGGAAAATATAGTTCTTGAACTGCTCATGCTTTGTACCGATGAAGAAGATTCTTGGCTCACAATAGATCTTAAACAAAGAATATTTTGGATCTGTTCCATCATTCTCAATGAATGTAGGGATGTTATCTATGAATGGATCGAACATATGAATCTCATTTTCATCTATACTTCCATCAATATTAAGCAGTTCTTTCAGTAGAAGTGCCGGACTACCAACAGTTAAGTTAGTTTCAGGCTTAAAAGTATATCCCATTATCATTACTTCAAGAGAACATTCCTGCTTGTAATACTCTTCTATTATAAGATCAGCAAGCCATTGTGTCTGCTTTTCCCGGGCAATCATCAGGTTCTCCCACCAGTCATATGATATATCAAGCTTCTTCGCAATATGACTTAAAGCAATATTATCGCGTGGATGACAGCCACCACCATCACCCATACCGGCCCTCATATAACTTGCAGCTACTATCCTTCTGTTACCAAGTGCAAGAGCATCCATAAGATCATCAACATCAGCACCGGACTTCTCACATAGTTCCATAGCTGCATTGGCGAAACAGATCTTACCTGTGATATAGGTATTGTAAAGGACCTTAACTGTCTCAGCTGTATTGATAGAACATTTAAATACTTTAGGATCTTTATTAGA